ATGGATTTCGATGACAATAACCCTCGTATCCGTATGCTCAACCCATTTGGTTTTTACCCAGAATTAGACCGGTACGGCAGTACATTATCTGTAACTCAGGTCTTCATTTCTGATGCAGAATCACTTGCTTCACAGTACCCAGAGTTCTATGACCAGATTCTAGGTCGCAATCAGTACCAGTTATCTTCACCTTATGTGTCAATGGTCAGGTACCACGACAAAGATCAGGACCTACTCTACTTACCAGAGCGTAAGAACCTAGTTCTGTCTTCAACACCTAACATTCTTGGTAAGTGTATGGCACGTACCGTTATGCGTTCATCGCTAGATGGAGAAGCACGCGGTCAGTTTGATGATGTACTCTCAGTACAACTCGCTCGTGCTCGCTTTGCTATCTTGCAGATTCAGGCAGCTGAGAAATCTATCCAAGCACCTATTGCTATCCCACAGGATGTGCAAGAACTTGCACTCGGTCCAGATTCAATTATGCGTTCTGCCAACCCACAAGGCATTCGTCGTGTACCACTAGAACTTCCACCTGGAGTCTTTACTGAATCCGGTGTGCTAGAGCGCGAACTTCGTATGGGTGCTCGTTACCCAGAGTCTCGTTCAGGTAATATTGACGCATCAGTTGTTACTGGTCGTGGTGTACAAGCTCTACAAGCTGGATTTGATACACAAATCAAGGCAGCACAAGCACAGTTTGCTCGACTATTTACAGAACTTGCATCACTCTGCTTTGAAGCAGATGAGAAAGTATTTGGCGGTATCCCAAAGACTATTAAGGGAACTGACGATGGAACACCATATGTACTCAAGTACATCCCATCACGCGACATTAAGGGTGAATACGGCGTAGATGTCCGTTACGGCATTATGTCCGGTATGGATCCTAACCGTGCCATTATCGCTTTGCTACAAATGCGTTCAGATAAGCTCGTATCACGTGACTATGTACGCCGTGAGATTCCAATGGACCTTAACGTTACACAAGAGGAACAGCGTGTTGATATTGAAGAAATGCGCGACTCTTTGCGCGTTGCTGTTGCTCAGTACGCTCAGGCGATACCGGCTCTCGCGGCGCAAGGCCAAGACCCTTCACAGATTATCGGACGTATCGCAGCTGTTATCCAAGGTCGCCAAAAGGGACAAGCGCTAGAAAACATTATCGAAAAAGCATTTACACCAGAACAAGCACCAACCCCAGAGATGCCACCTATGGCACCAGGTATGGAGCAACAGATTCCAGCAGCAGGTGTGGCCCCCGCTCCTGCCTCGCAGCAACCTCCACAAGAACAAGCTGGTCAGGCCCCTGCTGCTGGTCAACGTCCAGATATAGCCCAACTACTCGCTGGTATTACCGGCGCAGCTTAAGCAGAGGAGGTGTAAATATGAACAAAGGATCACGTGCAACAGCACCTATGTCAAAGCCAGTTGAAGGCAAGAAGGATACCTCTAAGCCAGCAGGCGGACAGGTATTTTTTGGAACAACTCCAGCAGGCCGTAAAGGTACAGCAGTAAAAAAGGGTTAATAAATTTAATGGAAGGTGTATGGGACGATGGACAATAATAAGATTCGTCGTCCTATACGCTCTTCTGATTTTGTAGTAGTACTTGCAGAAACTGCATATAATTTATCGCAGGTAGCAGCAGGATTTTTTGAATCATTATATGAATTAAGCATTTACCATTCTAACCACAAAACTGAAACTAATCAGGCGTGGGAACAGATGGCACAAGACCTAGAGACTTTAGAGGAGGACCGATGACAACAGCACCAATGAATCCATTGGCAGGCGTATCAGGTCCTGGAAAATATTCAGTACGTACAGATAACCTTGATATGGGTTCAACTGCATACGGAGAAGGTGTAGAGACAGCCGCTATTAAGTCAGGCGCTCCACTTGCAAAGACTGGCGATGTACGAGGTGTGCCAGCATCAGAAGTACGTGCACAAGCACAAGAGCCAGTAACAGAATTATTTGCTCCAACCCAACGTCCTGAAGAACCTATTACAACAGGAATTAATATGGGTGAAGGTGCAGGTTCTGAAGCACTTATGATGAATCAAATTCAACAAAATGAAAAAGATATTATTGCAAAATATTTACCATCATTAACATCTATGGCAGCTGGTCAAGACACTCCACAGTCATTTAGAGCATTTGTAAATTTTCTTCAAGGGTCTTTATGAATCAGTTTGTCAAAGATGTTACGGCATTTGTTGACGCATTAGGATACGACTATCCTGGTGTAGTTATTTCATTAGCAAACATCCCTTGGGAATCCGATCAAGATAGAGATGACTTTATCAAGAGTATTATACGAGAGGAGTAACAATGGCTAATTATTGGGATAAAGTTAAAGAAGCCATTGCCTCCAAAATTGGTGAAGGTTTATCAGCAGTTGGTGAAAATGTAGCTGCTGGTTTTGCTGGATCATTTGCAGGAAAGATTGCTCCTGGAGCAGATACAACTCAAATATCTGAAGCAGCTGCAGCGCCTATTAAAAAAGTTGGTCAAAAGGCCGGAAAAACCATAGTTGCTACTGCAGTAAAACCTGCTGAAACAATTAAAGCAGACGCAGCATTTAATCTTGGTATAGAAGAAGCTACTAAAGCATACGAATTTTTACAACCAAAAATTTCTCGCCCTTTGTCAACTATAGCTCTTTCTGCTACAGAATTACAAAAGGGTCAGATTCCAGATATTCCTGCTAATTTTGAACTTGCTAAAGAAGTTGGTCCAGGACAAGCAGTAGTTGGTCGTTATGTTCCAATTTTTAATAAGTACTTTAACATTGCAGATCCTACAGACCGTAAAGAAACTTTTGTAGATAATATTTTTGGAAAAACTACTTCAGGTGCCGTAGATGGACTTGTAAATTGGTATGCTGATGCACTTGTAATTGCCGGTAAAGGATTAGGTGCTGCACGCAAAAGTTTACTTATTAATCCTATTGAATCTGCAGATGATATTGTTCGTATACGCAAGGATTTAGATCAACACGGTATCTTTGTGGAATCAGGCGGACAAGCAGGACGTGAAACTCCTATTGGAACAGCAGTTGCTTCTCTTGTTGGAAAAAATGTAGCAGAAGTTTCCACTCATCCACTTATTACTAAAAGCACTAACCCGCGTTTAATGACAGCGCTTATGGGTGAAGCAAATACTTACGAAGATGCAGCAAACTTTATTGCAGCAGCTGCTGGAGATAGAGCCTCGCTTGCTAAAATAGCAGCATCTCGTGCATCTATTGCTGATGAAATTCAACGCTCACAAGATTTATTTGACCCTGTTGCTAAAAAGTATGCAAGCATTGAATGGGGTGCTGGAGCAGACATTAATAAACTTGAACCAACAATTCAAGAATATGATCGTTTGGGTAAAGTGCTCGAAGATTTAAAATTACGTGATACTAATCTTGCTCGTGCGATGGATGAACGACTTGGTGATTATCGCGTCCTTAACGAGTATACTTCAGCAGCAGACGTAAATCTATTTAATAAGAATATCGGCGTTGCCATTGAAAAGGCTCGCGCTAGAGGTTCTGAGCTTCGCCAAGATTTTTCTTTTTATACTGAAACATTTCAAAAGACTCCGTTCTCACGACCTGTTGCAGTTATTCAAGCAGCATTTAATAAACTTCCACGTGGAATAGTTCGCGTTGACGGTGGCCCTATGGCTGATTCTGCGAATGAAATTAAGTACGCTCTTAACTCAGTACCTGTATTACGTAATCCAGAATACCTTGCAGTAAAGACACAACTTTATTCAGATTACGCTCTTGCTAGAAATGCTTCAGAGCGTATGATTGCAGTAGAAAACATTGAACAAGAAGTAGCAAATATTATTGCTCTTGAAAATGGTTTATCTATTGATGAAGCAACTATGTGGTATAAAGCATATGGATCTGTTCGTCGCGGAATTATGAATGCTATTGGTACCAAGGGTTTTTGGGTTGATGATAATGGAAAATTAGTTACATCACCATTTTGGAAATCTGAAATGCCTAACGTAGTCCCAATGATGGACTTTAAAGATTTTGATAGTTTTCTTAAAGTCTATAAAAGACTTGTTCCATCCGGTGAAGGAGTAGCAAGAGCTGGATTAAGAGGAAGACTTATAGGCAAAGAACTTGAAGATACAATGGATTTTGCTAACTCATTATTTAAAGCATCTGTTCTTACACGTATGGGTTACCCTATTCGTAACACTATAGATGGTCAATTAAGAACAGCTCTTGCACTTGGATCTATTGCTAAGACAGATGAAGTTTTTAAGACATTTAAACAAAATCTTGGAACACGAACAAAGCAAGTAGAAAACTTTGTTGACGAGACTTTGTCTGCAACACGACCATCACAGTTAAATACAGAAATTGGCAAATTAATTCAACAACGTCAAGATGTAATTAACGTACGTGAATCAATCCTTAATGAACTTACTCCACAAGCATACTATGCAAACGCTTCTGGTACTTTTGGAAAGCAAGTAACACCAGAGATGGTTGAACTTTCTATCAGTTCTAAATCTAAACCACTTTTAAAAGATGCAGATCGAAGTACTTATTTTGAGTTAATGTCAAAACGCAAAGAACAAAAAGGTCTCCTATTTGGCAAAGATAAAAAGAAATTTGAAACATTGCAAGGTAAGGCTTTTGCTAAATATGTAAAAGAGGAAGTTGTTCCTACGCTTCCTAAAGGAACCACACTTGTATATGCTGACTACTTAAGCGGTAAAGTTTTTTACAAGATTCCTGGAAAACAAGGTCGCTTACCCAAAGGTGCTGTTCCAGAAATTGAAGCACGTCGTGGCGTACCTTCAGGTATGCTCGCTGATGAAATTGAATCAGTTGGTTCTTTAAACCTTAGAGGTAAAGGTCCAGTTCAATATCCAGAGATTAAAGTCATTACATCTTATGAAGCATCACGTGCTGAAAATTTTGAAGAAATAGCAAGTCTTCTTGGCGAAGATAATATGATGCGAATTCGCACTTATCAGGATCTTGCCAATAAGATTGATAATGACATTCTTGAAAAAGTTGAACAGTCACAGTTCTTAGCTCAACGTCGAGCTGAACTTAAAATTATTAGAGCTGGAGAAGCGGAAGAAATCTTCATTTCTCCAAATGGGAAAAAGGTTGTTGCAGATGGTGCATTTGCTGGACCTAATGGTTCTTTAACAAGAGCCGAGGTATCTAGCCAAGGTTCTCTTAACTGGATGACAGAAGGACAGGCATATCTCAGTTTTGATGCTGCAAAAGGTTCTAAGGCTTTTACATCTGGAATGAATCTAAGCGAAAGCAGAGTTGCAGTTAACCCTGGTGACCCACAGTATTTTAATGAAATGGCTGTATTTGCAAATCAAAGATTACGCAATGACCAACTTGCTATGCAAATCCTTCAAGGTTTACCAGATACTAAAATTATTGAATGGTTAAGAAGTCCTAAAGGTGCTTTTTACTTAAAAGAAATTAATGCAGACGTTAGGAAAGTTGATATTCCTGCACACGTAGCAGAAGCTCGTTCACGCATTATTAAATTATTCCCAGACCAACAAGTGCGTTCACTTATTGCTAGAGAAGAACTATCACCTGAGCAATTTGATTTGCTTATGCGTGGCACTCCTAACTTGATTCCTGTTGCAGGACGTTCTCTTGAAGAAGATACACTTCGTTACGGTAAGGGAGTTATTAAAACAACCGTTAATGATGCTATATCTGGTATATTTAAAATGATTGGTTCTACACCAGAAAACAATTTGGTAGCGTGGCCATTTTATAACAACTTGTACAAGAAGAATCTTCAACTTGAAATTAACCTTGCCGAAGGTATGGGGAAAAATATTCAAGATCCAGATTTAATTATTCAAATGCAGAGAACAGCACACGCTGCTTCTCAAAATACTTTAAAAGATGTTCTATATCGTGTTACAAATAACACAGGTCTATCTAATACAATGCGATTTTTAGTTCCATTTTTTAATGCTCAGTATAATGCTGTAAAGGTTTATGGAAAATTCTTTATTGAAGATCCATCACGTATAGCAAGAGCGCAACAACTTTGGAATTTACCTAATCGAGTAGCTACTGTTGTTGACCAAGAAGGAAAACAGGTTTCTGCAGGAGCGCCTCCTTCAGAAAATCAATATCTTCTTTTTACTATTCCAGAAGGTGTGCAGGGAAGATTTGGTATACCAAAGGGTTATCAAATATCTGTACCAAAAAACAGTCTTAACGTATTTTTAACTGGTGATAATCCATTAGCGCCTTCATTTGGTTTGCCGGTCACTATTCCAGTTGCTATGGTTGCTAATAGTAGACCAGATAAGGTAGAAAATGTAAGAACATTTCTTACCGATTTTTTTGGTGAGCAAGCATCAAATGCAATTATGAATAGCGTTATTCCATTTGGTAGAGCACCTGCTAATCCTTGGAAATTATTGCTTCCTGCAGCTGGACAAAAGTTTGCTTCTCTTCAATCAGGTCTTGATGATACAACATACGCAAATTCAGTAGCAAGTGCTATGAAAACCTTGCGATATGAGTGGGAACAAGGTGGAAGTGTAGGAAAACAACCAAACTTCCAAGATGCTATTGTCTTAGCAAACCAGTTATTTAAAATTCGTATTGCCGGTAACCTTAGTCTTCCGTTTACGTTTACATTTCGTCCAGAATGGCAACCAATTATGGATGATTATAGAAACGCATTACTTGATCCAAAGGTTGGAAAAACAAAGGTAGATGATTATATCCGCGATAAGTATGGTGATATTGGATACCTTTTAACAGCACCTACCAGTAAGAATAAAACAAATCTTGTTCCAACGATTGGTGCGGTTGTAAATGAGAAGAAGTTTAGACCACTTCTTGGTGAGATGGACAAACTTAATGTTCCAGGACTTGTAGGTTTTATTGCCAATTATGGCAACAACTCAGATAAGTATGCAGACGCTGCGGCTAACTATTTCCGAGATAAGAACGTACGCCCAGGTGGAGAGATTAAATACACAGAATCTCGTGCTACTGAAGATGTAATTACTGACCGTGAAGAAAGTCTAGGATGGAATTACTACGAGAAGTTCTCTAAGCAACGCGATGCAGAACTTGCTAAATATGGATTAAAGAGTATTAACTCACAAGCTGCACAGCAAATGGGATTAACTGCTAAATGGGAAGCGTCCGTACAGTCAATTAAGAACTATCTTCCTTCTTGGTCTGAGGCTTATGATAATTCTGTTGGTGATTTTACAAAAACTAAACGTTATGTCAAGGGTCTTATTAAGACACTGGGTAATGAAAGCTGGATGAAAGAGTATGGAAATACTACAACTATGCTAGCAGTTAAGGATTACGTTCTTAATAGAGATTATGTTGCTAATGAACTTATTAAACGCAAGAAATATCTAGGCAGTGGTGGTTTTACAGATCCAAATAATGCTGATCTTAAAGAAAAGTGGGATGATTATATCCTTAGATTAAAACTTTATGATACAGGATTCTCTGATTTATATACACGATATCTTGAAAATGATAACTATGAAGTAATTGAGGTGAACAAGTAATGTCTTGGACTAAAGATAAGAACGGCACCTTTGTTTGGACTCCAGATGGAAAGGGTAACCCAAATAAAGCTGGCGATAATGTAACGCCACGTCCTTCATTTGATATAGGAACTGATGCATCTAGCACTGGTGGTTCAATTTATACAGTAGATGTTGGTTTTGGTTTAGTTGATGCCAAAGGAAATCCTCTTGCATTACCACCAATTCAAATTGGTTCTTATATAACAACACTTGCTGGAACAGACCCTAAAGCATATTCACGAGTTAAGTCTGCTGTTGCTAAATTAACAGGAAGAAAGACCCTCGATCCAAGTTATGTTGGCGGTTATGTTAGCAAACTTGCTCAAAATATTATGGGTTCTTCTGATGTTTTGGCAAAAACAGGAACTCTTGAAGATTACTTTAAAAAGGCTGTTCAAGCATCCGGTACAGGACAAGAAGCATCTGTTCCACAATCTTATCTATCTAGCCCAACTCAGGCTAAGGGAGATATCAATAAAATATTTGGTGATTTGCTTGGAAGAGAAGCAAGTGACAAGGAACTTAAAGCACTTACATCTATTCTTAATGATGCTCAAAAAAAGAATCCATCTAAATATGTTAATGGCGTAACTTATGGTGGTTTAGATAAAGAACAATTTTTAAATGATCTTATAACCTCTGGTAAATATGCTGCTAATCCTAAAGCATCACCTGAAATATTAAGCAGTATTGCAAAAGAATCAAATAAATATCAAAGCACTGTTCAACAACAAGGTGTTTTAAAGGTAGAAGATGCACTAAGAAGTGTAGCTAATTCAAATGGTATTTCTTTATCTCAAGGCCAAATTGATGATTATAAATCTCGCATTAAAGCAGGAGAGAATTTAGATCTTCTTAAAAACGATATTCGCAATATTGCTTCTCTTGGACAGCCAGACGCTGTCAAGAAGTTAATGGCATCCGGTACAGATCTTGAAACTATCTATGCTCCATACAAGCGTGCAATGGCAGCAAGCCTTAGTCTAAATCCAGACACGATTACTTTAGATGACCAAACGCTACGTATGGCTATTGGACCAGATAAAGAAATGTCTTTGTATGATTACAAAAAGGCTATCCGTCAGGATAAACGCTGGCAATATTCAGAAGAAGCAAACAATGAAGTTACTAATATGATCAATCAGGTCAAACGTGACTTTGGATTTATGGGGTAATAATGGCATACAATCCGCTTACTGGTATTTATACACCCGACCCTGCTCCTGTAATGACCCCATTTGGTCAGGAAGACTCTGCTGCTGCAAATGCTGCAGGAACACCATTTGGTCAAGAAGGTCCTTTTAGTCAACAAATAACAAAACCTTCAAAAACACCTTTTGGTCAAGCAGGTTCTTTTGTTGACACTATGGGAACTCCTTATGGACAAGCCGGTTCTTACGTTGACACTATTGGTACACCTTTTGGTCCAGCAGGTGGTAACGGTTCAGGAACTAGACAAGTAACAGCAACAGCAGGAACCGGACCGCAACCAGAAGATAAAGGTATTGGTACTGGCAAAGGTGGCAGTGTTACAGGCAATTATCAAACAGGTATTTCTCAAAAGGCTACTACTCCATCATCAGAGATGATGGATGCTTATCAGCGTCTTTTAGATGAATTTACTGCTCTAGGATTAGGTGCTTTGGTATCAGATGCCAAGGATCTTCTTATGAAAGCTACATCTATTGCTGGAATACCAGATGCGTTACGTGGTACAAAAGCATATAAAGAACGCTTTTCTGCCAATGATGCCCGTATTAAGGCAGGGTTAAGGGCGCTTAGTCCTGCAGAATATCTTGCTAAAGAAGATTCGTACCAAAACATTATGCGTAACTATGGATTGCCTGCTGAATACTACAAAACAGGATTATATGGCAAACAAGAAGGTTTTGATAAGTTGCTTGCTGGAGATGTATCTGCGCTAGAACTTGAAGACCGAATTAGTACAGCACAGAAGCGTGTTATTAACGCTAACCCAGAGGTAACTAAAGCTCTTAAGCAGTTCTATCCTGATATTACTAATGGTGATATCTTGGCTTATACACTTGATCCAACAAAGGGTCTTGAAAGTATTAAGCGTAAGGTAACTGCTGCTGAAATCGGTGGAGCAGCACTTCAGGCTGGACTTACAACAGGAATGACTCGTGCTGAAGAACTACAAAAGTACGGTGTTGATAAGGCTGCAGCTGAAAAGGGTTACTCAACTATTGGCGGTGGATTACAGCGTGGCTCAGAACTCGCATCAATTTATGGAGAAAATCCATATACACAAGCAACAGCAGAACAAGAAATATTTAACATACCTGGTGCAGCAGAAGCACGTAAAGCACGCCAGAAAGTTACTGGACTTGAGAAGGCTACCTTTGGTGGCCAGACAGGACTTACTAGCGGAGCGCTAGCAAGAGACCGCGCAGGCGGTATATAACAGACCTGCCACTAGAACGACTGGCCTAGTGGAGTGACAACAATTACCAGGAGTTAGAGCCATACCGAATCCCCATTCGAGTATGAGGCTAGCGCAATCAACTAATGATAGGGAGATGGACTATGTCCAATTACGAGTACGAGGATGACGACGACGATTTCACAACGGAATCTCCGCAGTCTAATGACCTTGTAAAGCAACTACGCAAGGCTGCAAAGCAAAAGGATAAAGAACTGCAAGAACTACGTTCTCAGTTTGATAACCTAAGCAAAGGCCAGCGCGAACGAGCAATAAAGGATGTCCTTGCTACTCGCGGGATAAACGGCAAAATTGCTTCATTTATACCGCAGGACATTGACCCAACTGAAGAGTCTTTGTCTAAATGGTTAGACGACTATGCCGATGTATTCGGTATCGAATCTAATCAACCCCAGGCAACACCTAATGTAGATCCAGCTCAAGCAGCTGCGTATAAGAGAATGACAAACACTGCAGATTCAGGCTCATCGCCAGAACATAACGCAGACATTATGCAAAAACTTCTCAATACAAACAGCCGCGAAGAACTAGATGAAGTCATTAGATTGTCTGGACTCTAAAATCCGATCCTAAACAAGAAAGGCTAGACCCAAATGGCTATCCCAACAGGTACCCCCACAACGTCTGGCACGCTCAGCGCACTTGTAACTGCAGCATACGATCAGTATGTAAGAATGGCGCTTCGCTCCATTCCAGTTATGCGTTCACTAGCTGACGTTAAGCCAGTACAGCAGGCAATGCCAGGATCATCAGTTGTATTCTCAATCTATTCAGATTTAGCACAAGCTACATCTACATTGACAGAATCTTCAGATGTTTCAAGCATCGCACTAGGTAACCCTTCACAGGTTACAGTAACACTGAACGAATACGGTTCAGCAGTTACAACAACAAAGAAGCTAAACCTAACTTCTTTCAACGACGTTGATTCAGCACTTGCTGACATCATCGCGTACAACGCAGCAGATTCGATTGACAACGTAGTAGGTCAGGTCCTCTCAGCAGGAACTAACGTAATCTACTCAAACGGTCCATCAGGAACTGCTCCAACTTCATCTGCAACAGTTCTACCAGTAGATACAATGACAGTAGCGGATATCCGCAACGCTGTTGTTTCACTACGCACAAACAAGGCATTGCCTCGTATGGGTGAACTCTACGCAGCATACCTCCACCCACGTCAGTCAGCAGACCTTCGCGCTGAGACTGGTACAGGCGGATTCCAGGAACTCTCAAAGTACGTAGATCGTACTCCGTTCGTTGCTGGTGCAGTAGGCGTTATCGAAGGCGCTTTCGTTGTTGAGACACCACGTGTTCTTAACGGTCTTAAGCTCGCTACAGGTATCACACCTACAGTATCAATCACCAACGTTGCTTTGACATCTAACGTAGTAACAATTACTACAGCAGTTGCTCACGGCCTCGGAACAGGTCAGGTTGTAACAGTTGCTGCTACAACTAACACAGGTGTTAACGGCACATATACCATCACAGGTACAACATCAACAACATTTACCTATGCACTCACAGCATCTAACATCACATCAGTTGCTGACACAGGTACTGTTACATTTACTAACAACTACCGTGCGATTATCGCAGGTCGTGAAGCATTGGCTGAAGCACAGGCTGCAGACATCTCAACCGTTATCGGTCCAGAGATTGACGCACTCCGTCGCTTCCGCACAATCGGTTGGTACTACTTCGGTGGCTTTGCACGCCTCCGTGAATCAGCACTCATTCGAATTGAGTCTGCAGCAACAAACGGATAATTCCGCTAGTGCAACGGCAGGGGTGGGGTCAAACCCACCTCTGCTACTTATGAAAGGTTGGATATGACATATAAGTTGACAACTCCCTACCAGTGGCAAACTTGGGGAGCAGGTACTGGTGAATATACTAAGTACTCACGCCTTGCAGGTCGTCGTCTCAACGGTGGAACCATTGATGGTTCTATTGCTCCTAGCCTGACAGATATTCCACGTGGTCAAACACTTATTGTTAATGGCACTACTGTCACAGCAACTCTAACTCCAAGCCAAGATGACTTGGCTGCAGCTAGTTATTACTTCCTTGGTGGTCACGAGTATACAATTAGCGACTATCAAGCACAGGTTCTTACTAACGCAGGATATGGAAGTTGGTTAACTCAGGTATGAAGCATTGGGAAGATCATCCAGAACCAGTAGACAGTTGCTTTGGTTGCAAGGTTCTAGGACTACAGGTTAACGAAGTATCTTTACGAACTAACGGTATTCCTACAGCCAAGCAGCACGATAGAGAACTAGGTTCTTACTATGATGCTACACGTCAGGGTATTGAACCACGCTCTACTAAGCAAAAAGATATAGATGCAGCAGTTCAACTTTCCAACGAGGCTGGTAAGGCTTTCGATGGTATTGCAATGTCATTCAAGAACTAAGGAGCAACAATGAGCCAGAACGAATCAATGGGTATGGAATCAGAAGAGTACATCACTAAGTACCCAACACCTGATAAGCAGTACGAAGGTGCTAAGAAGTACGAGACTTATGAATCACTACAAACCGGAGCAATGGGAAAGGCAGCAAAATAATGAAGAAGAAGCCTATGGCAGGAATGTGCAAGAAGTGCGGTAAGTCAAAGAAAGCGTGTAAGTGCTAATGAACAAGGCAGCCAAGAAAGCAAAGATTGCTAAGGTAATGAAAGAATTTAAGGGTGGATCACTTCACTCTGGTAAGAAAGGCCCAGTAGTAACAGGCAAGAAGCAAGCAGTTGCTATTGCACTATCTTCAGCAAAGATGACCAAGAAGAAAATGGGCAAGAAGAAGTAAATGGCAAAGTCTCCAGCGTGTATCATATGCCTACGTTCAGACGTTAAGTTTGGAAAAGGTAGATCTGGCTGGTGTAATAAATGTTCTAAAAGTAAATGGGATAAAGACAACCCAGTAAAAGTTAGAGCACAAAGACTTTGGGGCAATGCCCATAAAAGAGCAAAGTATATGGGTTGGCAAGAACCAGATTTTGACTCGTTATGGATTTATGAAAAAATAGAAAAAGGTTACTGTGAAGTAACTGGAATACCTTTTGATTTAACCACACAAGTTTCAAAATCAGTTCACGCAAAGAACCCTTGGGTTCCGTCAATAGATAGAATAGATAGTTCAAAGCCCTACACAAAAGACAATATACAAATAGTGGTATTTATGTACAACGTCTGTAAAGCAGAATTTGAACATAAAGATGTAATAATGTTCTGTAAAGCAGTTATGCAAAAGGAGTTAGAAATTGGCTAGTGCGTGGCAAAGAGCAGAAGGCAAGAACCCAAATGGTGGCCTCAATGCCAAGGGTCGTGCCTCTGCTAAAGCGCAGGGGATGAACCTAAAGCCTCCAGTTAAAAAGGCTGAGGCTGCTAAGTCACCCAAGGCTGCAGGACGGCGCAAGTCATTCTGTGGCCGTATGTGTGGGATGAAGGAAAAGAACACTTCTAGTAAAACTGCTAAAGATCCGAACTCAAGAATTAACAAGTCACTTCGTGCTTGGGATTGTAGTTGCAAATGAAAAAGAAAGTTGCATTCTGGGATACAAAGAATCCTAAGAAAACATCAAAAACATTAACGCCTGCACAGAAAGCAGCAGCAAAGGCAAAGGCTAAGGCAGCAGGACGACCTTACCCAAACCTAATAGATAACGCTGCAGCAGCTCGTAAGAAGAAGTAAGGAGATATAGGTGGCACTAGGAACATACGGCACAACGCTATTAGATGAACTTAATCGTCTTGCTAATGGTGGCACCTATCGGGCACCAAGTGCGATGGTAGGTGAGGCACTTGCTGCTCGTCAATGGGCAGTACAGCGCTCAGTAAGTACAAACTTAACAGATACGGTAGGAGTATTAAATGCGATTGCGGGCACGACCGACAGTAATCGTCTTGACTATAACGGTGTATGTAACGCTATCGCTGGTACTTTTCAACTACCTGCAGCGCAGGCTCTCAGAGGAGTCTCTACGTGAGTGCTAAATATAATATCGTTTGCGACCAAGCAACTACATTCAACCTTGAGTTTACCATCCAAACTGGTAATACACTTTGGAACCTAACTAACTACAGCGCTACTATGACCATCAGACCATTTGTTGGTTCTAATACAACTACTTTGGTATTGACCAATGGTAATGGAATTACTCTTGGTGGAGCTGCAGGAACTGTAGATATTACTATCAGTGCTGCAGTTACAGCAGACTTTGAACCATCTCGATATGCCTATGATTTTGTTCTTAATTCAGGAACTGTTGTTACTCGACTACTTGAAGGCAAGTTTATTGTTACAGCAGGCGTGACTCTATGAGTGAGACAACAGTAGTATTCGCTCAAAACTCTACAGACAATACAGTTGTAAGCATTGATCCTCAATCAGGTGAAATGCAGGTTATTGTTATTGCTGAGGCACAAGCAGAAACTTCTGTTGTCCTATCAAATAACCAAGGTCCACAAGGTATTCCAGGAGTAACTGGCCCAACAGGACCGACAGGTCCTACTGGTCCTACAGGCGTTACAGGGCCAAGCGGTGCTAACAGCACAGTCTCTGGTCCTACGGGCGCTACAGGCCCTACAGGACCGACAGGAGCCACTGGTCCTACAGGTCCGACAGGAGTTACTGGACCGTCAGGATCTACAGGAGTAACTGGTAATACAGGCCCTACAGGACCTACTGGAGCAACAGGTGCTAACTCTACAGTCCCTGGTCCTACGGGCGCTACAGGGCCAACAGGTGCCACTGGTGCCACTGGACCTACAGGCGTTACTGGTGCTACTGGACCAACAGGTCCGACTGGAGCTACCGGAGCAACTGGAGCGACAGGAGCAACTGGCGCTGGTGGGGCTTTAGGCTATTGGGGTTCTTTTTGGTCAACCCAAGATCAAGTAGCGGCAAACACAACAACTGCTTACCCAATTACTTACAATAATACTGATCCAGATTCTAATGGTGTAAGTATTGTTTCTA